TCGGTGACGTCTTTCTCCTTCCCTGAGTACGTGTCATGGCTCAAGGCGGGGGGAGTGAGCCCAGGGACCATTAACCTGCGGCTCAGTTACTTGGAGCGGTTTTCGCGTGCCCATGACCTCTGCACCGCGACCACCGAGGAAATCATCGGCTGGCTGGAAAACCCAGAGTGGAAACCAGCCACGCGCATGTCGGCCCGATCCAGCCTACGGTCCTTCTACAAGTGGGCGCTCGAGGCCGAAGTCGTGGAGAAGGACCCCACGGCCAGGACCAGGCCAGTGAAAGTGCCCCCTCGGGCCGTCAAGGAGGCGCCCCAGGACGCGCTGCTCACGGCCCTAGAGAGCGTGGGGGAGCGGGACCGGCTGGCCATCATGCTGGCGGCCTATGCCGGGCTGAGGCGGGCGGAGATCGCCAACCTGCACGCCGACGACATTGGCGACCGCATGTTGACCGTGACGGGCAAAGGTAGCCGCACCCGCAAGGTGCCCATCAGGTCAATGCTGGCCGCCCCGTTGCGGGAGGCGAAGGAGCGCGGCGGTTACGTGTTCCGCGGCGCTGATGGCTGGTCGCCGGTGACGCCCGACGCGATGGGCCGCCGGATTGCTCGAGCCTTGCCGGATCACTGGTCGGCCCACAGCCTGCGGCACTATTTCGCAGGCAACGTCTACCGGGCCAGCCACGACATCCGATCTGTGCAGCAGTTGCTTGGCCACTCCAGCATTGCCACCACGCAGATTTATACGATGATCAACGATGATGACCTCCACGCCGCAGTCGGCATGTGGGCGTCCTGACGGGGGGAATGGCAATGACTGAGCAGGTTCAGCCGCCGGCGTTTCAGCCGGGGCAGATTGTGAACGGCCATGTATGGACAGGGACCGAATGGTTGCCTATTGCGCAGCCAACAGCGATCCCCAAGGTCAAGTCAACGTGGGTGATCCTGGCTGGTGTCGTGTGCCTGGTCGTTGCCGGTCTTGCCGGTGTGCAGGCGTTGTCTTGGCTGGTCAGTTTCAGCAATCTTGACAGCGAGGGCAACCAGTTCGCTGGAATTCTTGCGCTGCTGGGCATGGGCGCCGGCGTGGTGGCCGCAGGTTTCGGGGTCGCCGGGGTGCTGCTGTTGAAGAAGTAGAACGCAGCAAAGCGGCCCCCCTTCCCTTATGGGGTTGGGGGGCCGCTTTGCGTGTTCGGGGGTTAGGCGTCGTCCGCCTCCCCCTCCTCGTCATCGTCGTCGTCTTCCTCATCGTCGTCCTGGCTCATGCCGAGGACGCCGTGGGCTCTGAGTTCGCCGATGGCTTCGGTGAAGGAATTGAGGACGTGCTTGGCCATGTCGGCGGCCACGTCGGGGGCGTAGTGGCTGATGTCGTCGGCGCTCATGTTGACCTCGAGCTGGCCGAAGCGGAGCGAGAGCCAGAGGTTGACGGGGGTGGCCATTAGTCCTCCTGGCAGGCGTCGAGGGTGAGGGAGTAGCCGATGAGGTCCACGATGTTGTCCCGGGTGTGCCGGTTCATTTCGCGGGCGATTTTGACTTGGATCATGCAGAGGGCGACCTGCTCCGGCGTGATGTCGACGTCGAGGACAATCGACCACAGGTTTGCGATGCGCTGGAAGTTGACTTTGGGGTGGGCGTAGTCGCGCTGCCTAGGACCGGTGACGGCTTGGACGGCGTCGGCGGCAAGGGTGGGGTCAATCGCCTTCACAGGATTTCCAATCCGGTCCAGTGACCTGCGCGGGTGAGGAGGGTGAGGACTCCGGATTGCGGGCCGCCACCGTTCTTGTTGTCGAACCAGGGGGAGCCGGGGTCGACGGTGGGGGCTTGGATGTGGACGCGCCCTGAGTCGTCGGTGACCCGCAGGTGGTGGAAGTGGCCGCTCATGAGGATGTGGGCCTGGCCGATGCGCTTGCGTGCGTGGCCTTGCTTGGCCCACCAGTCCTGGGCTTTCTCAGGTCCGCGGAATTGGTGCCCGTGGGCCATGCCGATGACGGTGCCTTCCGCCTCAATGGTGACGGTGAGGTCGTCCACGTCGGGGGTGATGAAGGTGACGTGGTCGTAGCCGCCGGCCAGGTGGAGGGCGTCAGCGACCTGCATGGCGGCGTCAACGGCAAAGGAGTCGGTGGCGGCGGCGCTCATGCCCATGAGCCGGTAGGCCTGGTCATGGTTGCCGGGCGCTGTCGGCACCACCAGGCTTTCGGCGAGGGGTGCGAGGGCTTTGACGTGCTCGAGGAGGAGGCGCCGGATGACCCGCAGCTGCTCAGTGAGGCCGAGGTCGCTCGACAGGGCGACGCCGCCGTTTTGGCTGACGACGCCTTCGCAGAGGTCGCCGAGGCTGGCGAGGACGATGGTGCCGATTGGGCGCCTTTTGTTCTCGCGTTTGATGCGGGCGACGCTGGCCTCGAGCCCGTCGAGGATGCGGCCGACGGTCTGCTCGGTGCCTTGCCCGTAGGCCTCTTTGCCGATTTGCCAGTCGGCGATGGCGTGGACGTAAGCCCACGTTTCGCCGGTCCTTGGTGAAGGTTGCGGGCGTTTCTTTCCTATGGCGGCGACTAGCTCGTCAACGTTGAGGCCTGCGCCGCGCTCGGGCTCCACGACGTACTTGCGGCGGGTGACGGGCTCGGTGACGGCGTCTTCGCCCTGGGCGTGACGAACCCACGCACGGGGGTCGTGAGATACGGCCAGCAATCGGCACCGCCAGCCCGGCGGCACGTCAACCCCTAACGCTCGGACCTCATCGGTCCAGGTTGACTCATCACCGGGCTGGCCGGCGCCGAGTACGACGACCTCCGCCCTACCGGAAGCGTCGTACTGCACGGACGGGGACCATCCGGCCGGTAGCGAATAGCCGGGGTCTACCTGTCCGCCGGGGGAAGCGGCTGCCAGGTCTTCAAGGTTCACGATCCTGAGCACCTACATTCGCGGCGACGATGCCGCTGCACCACATGGCTTGACGTGCGGTGCCCGAGTTCCCCCAGCGCCACGCTGATCTTCGTGGAGGGGGCGTGCGGGTTGTCCAGCGCAGCCTGGAGCGTCTTACGGGTCTTGTCGTCCAGCTGTTCGAGGACGATGCCGAGGCCACATTCGGGGCCGCGGGGTGGGCGATAGTCGGGACTGGCGAGGCTGTCTAAGAGGCCCACAGGTGGCCTCCTTCCTTTGTCTAGCCCGTGACGATGCGCTTGGCGGCTTGCCAACGCAGGTGACGCTTGACCCTGCGCTGCCACCAAGACCGCGGCAGGAGGGTGTCGTTCTTGCGGCCGGGAGCCCAGTCGGCGTGATTGAGGACGCATGAGGCGTCCACGCCCATGAGCTCGCAAATGGTGGCGGCAAGGATGGTGGCGGCCTTGATCTGCTCAGGCGTGTAGCCGTCAACGTCAGTGACCTTGGCCTTGGTGGTGGGGTTGGTGCCCTTGGACTCAATCTCAATGCCAAAGGTGGCCCGGTTACCGTGGCTGCCGCTGACCCAATACTTGCCGAGTTGGATGCCGCCTTCGGGGAGCGTCGTCGCGCCTGCATGGTAGGAGCCCCGCGCCGCGATAATCGTGACGAGGCCGTCGCGCCCGATGTTGCAGTGGGCCGCGCGCACCGGGTAGTAGGTGTTGCGGATCTGCCAGTAGAGCGACGGGTTGTTGCCCTTGGCGCCACCGTTGGCGGTGTGGTGCATCATCACGCCGGCGTAGGGGGACACACCGAAGGGGTCGATTTCCTTGGAGTCCCAGCCTTCGGCGTAGGCGACGTTGAGGCCTGACTTGCGCAGCGCCCGGCGAAGTTGGGTCGCGGTGTAGGAGGCCATTACTCCTCGTCCCACACGTCGAAGGGCTCGAAGTCAACGACCTGGGCGCCACGGCCAAACTCAATGTCGGCCGGGTTCAACCAGCGCAGCACGGTGGGGACGGCGGAGGCGAGGGCCGCGATGACCCAGGTCTGCCAGGAGGCCAGGTTGATGCTGCCGTTGGCGACCCAGTCGGCGACGGCCATGGACAGGGCGACGGCGATAAAGACGCGGCCCGCTGAGGCGAGGGGTGACCGGGCGAACCAGTCGGCGAACGTTGGCACTAGAGCTCCTTGTCCAAGTGATAGGCAATGTGATCGTCAAGGCGTTGGCGGACGTCGCGCACGTCCCGCTGGATCTCGGTTTGCTTTTCTTCGATGCGGTCTACGGCGTCCCGAAGGGAGGACCCGCCGTTGCGGTGCAGCTGCGAGGAGATCCCGTCTAGGCGCTTACTGAGGCTTCCGGTCAGGAGGCGGTACAGGGCCGCTAGGCCGCCTGCGATTGCGGTAACGGCGATCACGATTCCCGCGGTCCACAGCAGGAAGTCGTCGATCTGCGGGGTTTCCATCCTCGAGCTCCTTGGTTATGGGGAGGGGTGCCCCGTCGCAGCACGGGTGTTTGGCCCGACAGTTCGGGCAGAGCCACCGGGTGGCGGTGGGCTCAAATTCGTGGTCGCAGTAGTCGCAGGTCATGGGCTCCTCACGGCGACGCTTTGCCCGATTTGGTCAAAGTGTAGACAGGTCTACTGACCGGTCTGTAGATTCGTCTACATGACGTCGGGGGACTCACTCGAGCGGTTGCGCCGTGAGGTCGACTATGAGGGGGCTCGGATGCTGGCCCGGGAGAAGTCCCGCCGGTCCCACGACGCCTTTTTGGCCCAAGTGGACGCGCGCTTGGCGGCGCTAGGGGCGTCCTGGTCTGACCTGCTTGGATGGTCCGATGACGAGGACCGACCTGGCGCGGGTGGGGGCCAAGTGGCAAGCGGCCAAGACTAAGGAACGGGCCTTGGCTGCGGAGTTGTATGCCGCGATCCGGTCGGCGGTGGCCGATGGCATGTCTGAGGCTGAGGCGGCGCGGGTCGCAGGTGTGGACCGCATGACCGTGCGGCGCGCCCTGGGCAAGAGGTAGCCCCGGAACTTGCTGATAAGTGACACGCGGGCGATTCGGACATTTGGGCTAGTGGTTGTAGTGGTGTACCTACCCGGCGTAGGGTGTACCTACACCAACTAAGGGGGACCAAATGGACCGCTGCTCAAATCTCGTCACCGCACCTGACACCGACTACGCCTGCGTCCTGCCCGCTGGGCACGCTGGGCATTGCGACCTCATCGACGCGATGGGCATGTGCGGCGAGCACGGCGACTGCCGGGCTACCCGCGTGCTGCCTTACTCCGAGCTGATCGGGTGCGATTGGTCGCGGTTTCGCTCGGCCCGTGAGAACGCCATCGAGCACGACCCGCGCTGCCCTACGCTCAATCCCTATGCCAAATCAGCCTAAGACGCCGCTCCGCAACGTCCGCGTGTCAGATGATCTCTGGCACGCGGCTTTGCGTTGCGCCCAGGACCGGGGCGAGACTGTCAGCGACGTGGTGCGCCGCGCTCTTGAGAGCTACGTTGCCCGGCCCTAGGTCGTGAACTGCTGGATAAACGCCGGAACAGGCTGCCCGTTATTCCGGCTTACGCCCTGTCTTTAACGTGACGGTTACTGACCGCGTAGTCCGCAGGTTGGGCAGCGCCCGTCAGGCCGCGAATAGGGCAGGTCGCAGGCGAGGCAGAAACTCACGGCTCAACAGGCCACACCGCTAGGCGCGGGTCGGTCGTGTTGTCGGGGAGGTCGCGGAGCGCCTGCCGGTAGGCCAGCCAGGGCGCGGTGTCCCAGGGGGCGTCGGGCACGACGCGGAAGTCACACGCCGTGAGGAGGGTGTTGCGGCGGTTGCGTAGCCGCTCCCACACCCAGTCGGTCGGCACGCCACGCTCAGCCGTGTCCATGTCCGACCAGTAATGCCAGGTC